CATGTTTCACCTCTATGAGTTTATATCAGCAAATGCATTGATTAGGATACCATGCCCAGACAAGTTTGCAGTAGCAAGCTGTGTACGAGTCATGATGTTTGCAGCCATAGCCGCATATCCACTGATACGCTCAAACTCACCCATTTCAAAGTAAGCATCGCGATCAAAGTACAATGACATTAGTTTTGAGTTAAGGAACATCGCATCGATAGTTCCATTGTTATTTCCGTCGGTTTGGTATTGAGTAGCTGCTGCACCAAATACTATGTCGGATCCGTCCATATCTTTTGCATTTCCTGTTCCAAGGTCTGCTTGTACGAATGTACCTCCAAGATTAGGCTCAACATATACCTTAGCACCATTGAACATAAGTCCAAGTTTACCAGCCATGTCACGCTCTTCTTGAATAGAAGTGTATCGCTCTTGTGCAAACAAGCTATTCTTGTAAAGCTCGTAACATCGTGGTGACATAAGAATAATGTCTACCTCACCTTCTGGAGCATAAACTTGTGTATCAATATACAACTTGCTCATAGCACGGAAAAGACGAGTAGCATGATCGGACACATCTGGAAATGCAGATGGACAATCAACGTATTGATTTTGAAATGTTTCAGTATAAGTACCTTTTGCAAGACCACCTACAGAACCAGTCTGAGAACCAAATGGTTGAAGTCCAAACCATCCGTTTGCTCCAAATGGAGACAAAGTTTCTAGTTCTGAAAGTACTGTAGACTCGTTGTTAACAACTTGCTTACAGAACTCACGTTGCAACATTCCCATTACGGACTTGAGACGAGCTTCAGCAATGTTGATTACTGCGCGATCGCCTTTGTTGGTAAGTTGTTCTTTCTCAGTGATTACTACAGGAGCAACAAAGTCACACCAGTTGTATTCAGTCTGACGAAGGGGATCTTTGACTGCAAGGTTTACAGACTCGTATCCACTAGAAAGCTGAGTAATCATTGAATGTTCAGTCATGATAGCTGGGCAGTTAACCTTGCTACCACCATCGCTCTCAATAACTGCTCCGTGACTACGGATTGCATCGAGCAATGGAATGTTTTTGAATGTATTATCTACCTCACGATCTTTCAAGATACGCAGGGTCGATGCTAATATATCGGGTTGGATTGCCATTTTAGGCTCCTACGTTAGGGTTTATTGTATCCATCGCCTCGTATCCTCGTGGGGGAGTTGTTTCAACGTGTCCTGGTGTCAGGGGAATCCACAATGCGACATGATTATTGTATAACATATTTACTTCTGTTGCTTGAGTAAATGTTTGTATAAGTCAGCAGCGTTCATCTTTGTAGCACCCTTTGGAACAGTCGTTCCTTTGTTTTGTCCTACACCGATTTTAAGTCCTGATGCCTTTGCAGCATTCTTAAATGCGAGTTGTTGCACTTGTTGACGCTCTGAAGCTGTGTGACTGCGTCTTCCTTTGACAATCCAATATGCATCTTGCAGTGACAAAGATTCGTTTTTCAATAAGGTTTCACGAACTTCACTTTTAAGATCTTCGTCGGATTGTAGGTCTGGGTGTTGCGCCATGAATGTTTGCACTTTTGTTTTAGCTTGTGCTTTCATTTGCTGTTCAGCCATTGGTTGGAGCACAGATTGCAAACGCTCAGCAACAATCTTGTTCACATACCGCTCAAAAGATGCCGAATCGTAGGGATCAAACTCCCCAGCATCTTCTGTTGCAGCCTCTTGGATTGCTTTGTATGCAGCATTGTCTTCCAAAGACATTTTCATTGCTTGGATTTGTTGCGCTTGCTCTTGGAGTTCCTTTCGTTCTGCTGCAAGTTCTTGCGTTTTTCGCGTATAATCTGCTCGTAACTGCTGCATTGCTCGTTGGCTGTTTTCGTCTGCTTGGTCGAACAGCTTGTCCCAAGATTCTCCTTCTCGAAGTCCTTCGGGTTCTGGGGCTGGCTCTCCACGCTTTTCTGCTTCATGCCTAGCCAACAGAGCATCCACTCGTTTGTCATATTCGTCCTTATAGTTATCGATTGATGGTCGATCATTTTGTGTGACTTCTTGTTCGGAGACTTCGGGAGTGTCCTCCGTAGGAGTCACAGTTTCAAGGTTTGCTGTATTTTCGTTTTGTTCTTCTGACATTATACTCTCTGTGCAAATAGTTCTTCGTCTGATACTTCCATACCACCCTCAGACGTTGGGGCAGATTCCATAGTAACTTCTTCTGTAACTTCTTCTGGCTGTCCAGCTTCAAGAAACTCTTTTAACTTTGCGTCTTTAACCAAGCGTTTGATTAATGCAGCAAGTCTAGCCAAATCATTATCGGACACAACTGCACTCAACTCCATTTCGATGGGAGCACCAGCTTGTTCTGCAACAGTCATGATTGCCATGATTGCGTTTACCAGTTCTTGAGGCATCATGGTCATATCTTCTTGATATGTTGGCATTGGAGCCATTTCACCCAACATTGGCATAATCTCGTTGATCGATTCGACCAAAGCATTTAATGCTCTAGCAGAATAGTTTCCTTGTGGGGTCATGATCTGCATACCTTCTTGTTGGGCTGCATCCATTCCAGCTCCAATAGTTTCAGCTTGCATTAGCATTTCTTGTGGGATTGACATAATATACTCCTATAAAAGTTGTGCAACTTGCTCTGGAGAACCTGGTACTCCTTGTTCAATTGTTGCTGTTGGGGAAGGTTGTTGTTGTGTTTGTGCTAAATCTTGTATTCCTTCAACTTGTGTCTCCAAAAAATCCTCTGGAAGATCAAGTTTGCGTACAAGTTCTTGTAAAACTTTTTGTTGTGGAACTCCGAGCTCCATCAAAATCCCAATGGACTGTAAAAAATCCTGTTTCTTCACTGCCTCTGATACTGGTGTCGCTCCAGCATCCAATGCGTAAAAACTAAAATCACCATCCAAGTCACTAGCGCGAACAATCTGAGTTTTACCATTTATGACAATCACATCAGGGTCATCTTCCAAAAAGATCTTCATCATGCTTATGTACACAGATGCTGCGTATTCAATCATCGCATCTCGTTCACGTGCCAATCTTCCAATCTCACTTGAACTGTACGATGCCAAAGCAGTGATTTCTGTAGCTGTTGCGCGTGTTGCCTCTCCTCTGGTAAAGGGAGCCATAATACTACCACGTTGAAAATCGTCATTAACTTGTCGAATGTACGTTTCCAACTCTGGTGGAACACCTGTATGGGGGACAGCTTGTATCGAGCCTGTTAAGTTTTGTCCAGGACTGAGTTCGGCCTCAATGTATTCACCATCTGCACCCAATGCCAACTTCGCCATATCCTCATCGGTAAACACACCTTTCTTTACGATCCATTGTCGAGCAGCTCTTCGTACCATGGTGGACTGATAGGTTCGGATGATGTTGGTTTCTTCAACCTGACTATACACTCTACGCAGCGCAGAGTAACCCCGAAGAGGCAAATCAGGCTGACGAGAGAAATATAAAGGAACAAGAGGAGCCAAAGGATTGTTAGCCGCATCAGTAAATGGGATCTGATCGTACTTTTGGACTTCCGTTTTCTCCCCATCGCCAATCTCAATTTCCACACCATCGTACAACCACTTCTCACCGTTTGCGTAGTCTGGACTCCATACATACATCTTGTTGTTTTCTAGGTCGTAAAACTCAACAACTTGTATATATTCGAAGGGACTATCGGGTTCATGCCCACTTTCATTTAAAGCAGATAAGTTTGCTGCCATATATGGTGCATTGTCGTGGCTACTATCATAATCCAAGAATCGAATCAACTGGTGTGCTGCATATTTTTTGTTACCATATTTGGCTTTTGCCTCTTGCAAGGTCATATGGTAGCGATGACCTACATACTTTTGTTGACTCCAACTGGGAGCATCAGTATCTACAACTACATCCCATGCCGCAACTGCTGATACACCCACGCGCTTAAATGGATCTGGATGCTGTGTAGCGTACAGTTTCAAAAATGCACATGGATATATCAAGGCAAGTCGTGACACATCCTCGATTTGTGTTCGAACTTTATCAAGAAACGCATTGGATAGGGCCTGAACTTTTTGTGAATCCCCTCTTCCTCGTACATCACCCTTGACAATCACAGAAGGATTACGTGCATACAACGAAGCTATGTAACCTTCTATGTATTCATACGCACGTGTTGTCTCAATCAACACTTGGTCGGGAGCATAATCTTTGTCCCAATACCTGGTCATGTATGCCGCTCTCAGCTTTCTAAGCTCAGCTTTTTGTTCATCCCAATAATCTTCATGTTTACGAAACAATGCTTCTGCAATCTTTGCTTTCATTGTGCGCTCCTATAAGGCAATCGCATTAATCTTATACGTTTTGCTCGGCGATTGCTAATCAATCTATCCATTAATCCTTGCTTTGCATTGCGAACCATATAACTTGGTATATCTCGCATGCACCTATAGGCCAATGCCAAGGAATCAGCCAAGTCATCATGCAATCCATTTGGAGCCTCTGGTGCTACTTTATATATTGTCATACTACGGAGTTCCATCAATGTAGTCATGTCTAACCTCGATAACATATCGGAAGAAATCATTTCACGTAAAATCTCGTATGCCTCAATCTTGCTTTTCGCAGATGTGACCCAATGTTTTCCTTCTCCACTGTACCACAGATTGTGATACCCATAGTCGATCAACTTTTGTATTACCACATGTCCGTGGTTGTTGGATTCGCACAGCACCAACGCATCGTTGTACTTTTGTGCAATATGCAAAATCTTTTCGCTAAACTCAACAGGTGTAATTGTATTGCATCTGTACTGGTAGATTACTTCGCGGCTAGAACAAGACACAACGCAAATACAGCTATAATCACCACCAACGCCACCAGCCACATCCACTCCGATTGCATAAACATCATCACCATACACCTCCTTCTCGTACACTCGTTCATTACCATCGAATATGATGGGTTCTATTCTGTCCAACGCATCGGGATCAAAATAGGCTGAGCTACCAAAAGAAAATGCATCATCAATAGATGCAGGATACTCACGTTTAAACTTGTCGATTCCAATCGTAGCAACTTGTTCACGTCGCCATTGGAGCTGATCGTCATCTAAACCATACAAGTTTATGAGTTTTTGCTCTTCTTCAGTATAAATCATGTCTGTAGGAGATGGAGTTCGGTAGTTTTCGTGTTGCCACCACCAAAATGTAACCAAGGTCCACCCATTGTCGGGAGCTTCTTTACATAACTTGTGAAATACGTCGCCAACTGTATTCGGTGTCGATTCGATTACAATCTGACCTTTACCCACAGTAGCTACAACCTGTGCTAACACTTCTTCTTGATCAGGATAAAATGCAAACTCGCTCAGGTGTGCTGCGTTAAGGGTGAACGATCTGGTTCCTCCACTGGATCGAGCTGTGTATGAGGAGAGGCCAGCTTGGGTGTCATCGAAAATCAAGTCCGTTGTGTTGTCTATCGAGCAATGACGTTTCAACATCTCAGGTAATCCAGCCAAAAAGTTATTGTCCATCTTACGCAAGTGCTTTGCCGATCGATCATGAAAACTCAAAACCCCATATTTGATCGGATCCTGACTTGTATACACCTTCCAAAATGCAAACGCTCGCAGTAATGTACTCACACCAATCTGTCTGGGCTTGACTACAATAATCTTGTTACTGCTCTGTATCTGTTTTAATAACTGTTCTTGTTCTGGGTACAAATCAAACTGTTTGTACGCACCACTGTATTTGTCTTGTACACGTAACAACCTGAAAAACTTGATGGGATCCGCTAAAACGTCTTCAATCTTTTTTTTGTGCCGTCTCGGAATCTTATAGGAAATAAATGGTTTTTTCATTTATCCTTTACCAACTTCAAAATGCTGTTGACTTCACCATCGTTGGCATCACTAAACTTACCCTTAATCCCCTTCTTGTTACGAAAGGTGTCAATAACATATTTTGCAGCATTGACTTTGGCACCATCATTTTGACCAGCCTCCATTACAAACTGCAATGTCTTATACGCCTGATCCAATAGGTTGCGTTCTCGAACTTCGGTATCCAATAACGGTTCGTTGTAGCCCATAATCAAAGCCTTGAACTCTGGCTTTTGTTTCCAAGTTACCAACGTTTGGCGGCTCACGTTTACTTCATTTGCGATCTGCTTAAGACTCAAATATCCCTGAGCACACAACAATGCAGCCTTCTTGTGTTTCTGTGTTATTTTCATCGCCATATTACAACCTACTGATTTGAATTTGAATTTCTGGTTCTTGGTAATCAGCACAATACCATTTTTGTCCGAGAACCTCAACCACCTGACTGTCATCTTCCCAGACCTCAGCTGCGTTACACGCATCCATTATTAATTTAATATAGTTGTCTACATCAGGTTTGGTCGTTTTCAAAACCCTGTCTCCTTTGCCCATACTTACTGGACGCTTGCACATAAACTTACAATACAATGCAACAGGGTCACCTTTGGGGATTTGCTCGTCACGTTCCGATTTTATTTTTTCAGCAATAAACTCCATAGCCTCTTTGGTTTTTTTCGGCGTGTAGGTTCGACCTCCTTTTGTAAATCTAGGTCTGCCCTTAGCTACAGGGTTCATGCGAATAAAAAAGGTCTGTATTTTTTTGGGTTCATAATTTATGTCACTCATACCTGCTCCATAGAATGGGTACATACAACCTCCATAATAACACAACTATATCATTCTAAAACGGGTTGCAAAAATAGTATAACAAAAACCCCTCTAGAGTGCTCTAAAACAATGGGAAGTTAAAAAAGTCGCGTAGATATTTTTGTGGTTCCCATATATGACACGTCAACCCCATTTGGGGGGGGTGCCCCCTACGACCCAAAACCGACGCTATTTTTTCATTCCAAACACTGTTCGGTACGCGATGGTAAACACTGTTCGGTTGAGTGCTGTTTTGATGTGGTGAACAGTGTTCAGTAAATCCTCCAAAAAAATTTCGCGCCACTTGCTGTTGTTCTTTTGTTTCAAGTGTTCCTCAATCTGATCAGACATAAAAGAGAAATACGTACATTGGTCCATAATGTAAGGATTTTCGTAAAAACTTTATAGACTCTTATTAATGAACAGTAGAGCTATTTTCGTCGATAATGTAGGTTCATCCTATCTTTTCACTG